AATCGCCAGTTCTATGACACAGCTGTTTCTCAACTAGAGATTGAACTCTTAAAACTATGACCAACATCAAACCCATTGGTGAACGCATCGCCATCATCAATACTGAAGAGGCCTACGAAGGAAAGATTGCTCTTCCGGAAAGCAGAACCAAGTCTCATGTCCATGGCAAGTGTGTGGCTGTGGGATCTGGGAAATACCCTGATGGTACCACCAAGGAGATCTACACCAAGGTTGGTGATGTCTACCTCTACCAGATCGATGGTGCACAACAAGTGAATGCGTCATTCAAGATTGACAACCAATTGGTTTTGCTTTTGCACCAGGCTGACATGATTTGTCGTCTCAACGATAAGACTGTCAGCTTTGACACCATTGACATGATGGGCCACTGGCTTCTAGTTGAACCTTACTTTGAGCACAAGAGTGAGATCATCATTCCTGATACGGCTAAAGAAACTCAACATGAACTCCATCACTTCAAGTTGGCAAAGAAAGGTCCTCAAGCTGATCTCGATGCCAATGTGGGTGATGAGATTTTCCCTGCCCGGGGCCGTCTCACTCCACTGAACATTGACGGCAAGACCTACTGCTTCATTCAGGACAACTTCATTTATGGTCACTTGCAGTCTTGAGTTTCATTCCAGTACACATTTTCACCGATCGGTGAAAACTTCACTTTGAGTGAAGACAAAAAAACGGCCTGCATTTCTGCAGGCCGTTTTGCTTGTGCGGTAATGGCTTACACGCCACCGCCACCGGACACACCACCGTAACCATCCGAGGCCGGTGAGGTACCGTTCGGAGCATCCGGAGGATTGCCCCAGTACTTGCCGATGACCGGATCGTTGAAGATCGGATCATAGCCCCAACCGCGCTTGCCAGCGTTGACAATGTCAACCTGAGCACCACGCAGATCGCCCTTGTTGCGCATCACAGTCGACACGTTGGCCGTGACCGACTTAGCGTTGCCAGAGCTATCCACACCGGAACCAAAGAAGCCGAACTTCTTGGCAAGGATGTTGTAGCTCAGGGTCTTTACACCCTTAGGCTTGACGGTGACGGCCGAACCGATGTTGGTGAAACCGCTAGCAGTGAGCGTCGAAGCAACCTTGGCTTGGAAATACAGATCGTAATCTGAAGTGTTCTCGATGATAAGATCGAGGTTACCAAGGCGCTCGTTAGCGTACTGCAAGTAGCCATTGCACCGTGTGATGTCCGTCCCGAAACTGACTTGACTGACTTGATTCATGTTTTTGTTGGTTTGGGTTCACTCGAACCCGTTAAACTTTCATCATAACCACACTATTTCGGAATGGTTACTTTCCACATGATTCAAGATCAATCTTTTAACACTTATGTAGTCATCAATTCTTGGCCAAAGGATAGCAGGTCTTCTTCTGGAATGTCTAGTCCCTTCTTGCTAGGTGGATTATTCTCCAGGTAAGCCTTCATAAGGCTTTGTACATTGAAGACAACCTCTTTCTGAACTGATTCAACGTTTGGCTTGTTAGGAGCTGATTCGATGTAATCGTAGACAGGTATGGCCCTGTGAGAAAGTGGATGGCCATAGAATCTCTGTGCCTCGTCAAAAGATTTCAATCTGACTTCAAACCGGTCCTCTGATTCCTCTCTGACTGTGGCTTCAAATTGATCCAGGGTATGCCGCCTATATTGTGGCATCTTGGTTTCTACCAGCTGGGCCTTACCCGTTTCAGTGTCTAGGACCATCACATATTTCGTCTCATTCATCTCACCAAAGTCTTGTTGGAATGGTGATCCAACATAGAAGCACCCTGGCTTTAACTCTTGGAACTTGTGAATGTGACCGAAAAAAGCTGCATCTACCTTTGGAATATCCTCATTGGCTAGACCATCTTGAAGTGTAACACCATGGGCTGTGGCTCCTTGAACTGAGAAGTGACCCAGAAGTATAACTTTCCTACGGCCAGCTTTTGCTTGGGCTTTCTTTACTGTTTCAACGACGATCTTCTTTAGCTCCTCCTCATTATCAATGTACGAGACACAGGCAAAGACAGCTTCACACCCTGGAAAGTCAATCACTTCATGGGACTTAACGACATTAAAGATGGTGCTATACATCACACCTGGATGAACCTCTGTGCTTCTTAGCCACTGCTCATGGTTGCCCATGAGTTTTATGTTTTTGCCTTTGAAAGAAGATAGTGGTGTAAGAACAGAGTGGATGGTGGGAATGGGAATGGCTTGTCTGTCATCTGTGGTGTCACCAAGATCGATCAGGCCATCACACTTGTATGTGTCATAGGTTTCCTTGAGAAATTCCATGGTCCTGTTGACACGCCATCTCTGTAATGGCATGGTTGGATCATTGAAACATCTCTCATGGCCATCAGAAGCCTGGAGATCACCATAGATTAGAAATCGCATCAGAGCAGGTCTACAATTGATTTACGAATGGAATTAGTGTTCCCTCGAATGAATGATCCTAACTGTGGCGCCCAATTAAGATCAAGTATCTCATTAAGTTGAGTGTAGTGAACTTTTCTCATCTCTGGATGTTTGTCTGGCTCCTTGTTCACCATGGTATCTAAGGTCTTTACGGGCATGACTAGCACAGCAATGACCCAGTGCCACTTGTCCACAGCTGCAATATTTTCATAGACGCCAATGATCTTGCCTCTAGTTGGGTCTGCTTCAAGATTCAACTCCTCACCCAATTCCACTGCAAACTGCTGAGCCAGAGTAAAACCACATTCATGTAACCCAGATGGTAGTGACCAGCAGTTCTTAGCAGAACGGACACTAGGACCACGATAGATGAGTGGGAAATTACCTTGAGGGTCTACAGCAAAGCCAGAGGTGGTAACATATGGAGCTGGCGTTGGCAGATCATTGCATGTGCGCCATTTCCAATCAGCCTTAATGGGTTCAATCACAAATTCAAGAACTGTACTTAAGCCGTGACAATTGATCGAATTCTCCAGTTTCTGATGGAAGATACAGCCAGTGAGGTTTTGGATGAAAAGGCCAAAGCTTACATTGACCGTCTCTTGCTGAGGATGATGACATCTCCTGCCTTGATGTCATTCCTTGAGGCTACCCAGATTCTTAAGGAAGGCAATGACTATGTCATTGAGCTGCTCTTCAGAAAAGTTCCTGAAGAGCAGGTTGATGTGATCAAGGCGTTTATTGCTGAGCCCAACACGTCATTTTCTTTTGAACAGAAGGGCCAAACTCACTTTGCTTTCAGAGTCAAGCTAAGTCCAAAAGATCTTGAGGACGATTCCGAGCAGGGTCCAACAACTGGTGTTCCGGCGTGATGTACACCAGCCGACCCATGAGAAAGTCTTTGACTATCTTGCGACTCACGTGTCCGCGTGACTTGACACTCTTGATCGCAAGATCTTTTATTGTCTTATCCAAGACAATGCAATCATTCTTCTCTAATCTGAAGGCGATGATTTCCTCTTTTCCTGGCGCCTTAACCTTGCTACGAACTTTTTCGTTACCTTGTTCTGTCATGGTTAAGAGAACATACTCTACCTTAGTTTACAAGAACATATGAAATTTAGCACCATTGGGACAGAGCTACTGAGACGGATGGGCTTTATTGGCTCGGGAGATCCGGTCAGTTCGATCATTCCTCGTGCAAATACTCCATCGGCCAACCAGGAGCTGACGGATGACTTTATTGATGCCAGTCGGGTAGCCAATCCAGATACCTGGATGAAGTACGCGACAATCATGAAGCGTCCTTCATCCATGGATCAAGTCCTTGATCTGTGGGAGGAAATGGGAACCTGGGACTTGATGGCTGCAGCTCTTACTGAGTTGGTAGAGGAAGCCACCCAACGAGATCCAATCAACCCAGGCACACTTTGGTTTGAGTGCAATGACGCTGAATTTGAGGACGATCTCAATGAGATGCTTGACTTGATTGGTGTTGAAGACATCCTTAACTCTCAAGTTTGGTATCTCGCTGCCCTTGGAAATCATTACGAAAAGATTGAGTATGCTCAGAATGAAGGCGTTTTGGGCATGCATTTCATTCACCCAAAGAATGTCCGCCGTTATTGGCTAGAGAAGAATCGCCAGTGCATTGGTTTCAAGTGGGCAGACAGAAAGCCACGAGCCAGTGACATTTTCGTGGCTGCCGATGGCATCACAGAGATTCCACGGGCGGCTATTGCGGCTACTCAAGGACGCAGTGAAGACCTTTGGTATCCATGGGATATCTTGCACATGCGTCGTATGTTTCGCATGCGTACATCAGAGTATGGCGAAGCCATTTATGATGAAGCCCAGGGAATCTACAAAAAACTGCGCATGGCTGTGGACCAAATGGTCGTACACCGAGCTCAGGTTCAGCCAGATCGTTACGTAATCAATATTGACGTACAGGAACAAGCCCCAGCTGACCAGATGCGTACGGTCCAGCGGTGGAAGCAGATGCTTCGTAGCAAGCAGTCGTATGGACGAGGTGACACAGACAGCATGTCAGCTCCCACAGATTTCAAGAGCTTTTACAATCCATGGGCGCTTGACTCCGTCTTGTGGGTTGCAATGCCCAAGGGGTTTCAGCATACCATCTCAAAGCTAGCTGGTACAGCCAATGTGCCTGATGTCTACGACATTGAGCTACTGACAGATCTATTCTACTCCATTCTTGGTATGCCCAAGAGTTGGTTTGGCATTGGTGAGTCTGGTGGACAGAATGCACCCTCTGGCAAATCACTGCTGGCCCAAGACATTCGTTTTCTACGTAAGGTTCGGTCAATTCGCAAACCAATCCTCTCGCAATACACTTGGCTGGGTAACTTCCACGCGATCCTTAAGGGTAAGACCAATCTTGATTCGCTGAACATTCAGGCCAAGATGGCCGACATTGGAGGCCTTGAGGACCAGATGAAGTTGGACTTGTTGTCCACACAGGCTGACATCTTGGGTAAGTTAGCTGATGTTATGGCAGCTTACAATCTGCCTAAAGAAGCCTGGGTTGAGCTCATCTTCAAACGGTATCTCAGGCTGCCAGACAATGTTGTCAACGTTTTCATGACAGCATTGCCATCACCCATGGAAGCCCCTGCTTTTGAAGCCAAGGGCAATCCTGATAATCTGAAGAGGATCTTTGAGACCATTCAATCACGCCTTGACCCAGAAAAAAGCAAGATCACCATGAAGATCAAGTCAATTGTGGAAGCCTCTCATTTGGACAACCACGCCAAGAAGAAGTATCGTAAGGCGTCTGATGTATTGTCCATTCCTAGCATTCGTGAGGGTGACGGCATCATGGTGGGTGGTGATGGACGAATGGTTGCTGGGAATAGTTTTGATGTCAGTAAAGCGGCTGTTGATGGACCCAAGACGACTCTTAACGAGAATCAACAGAGACCCAAGATCACACCGCTCTTTATCAAAGAGTCTGTTGAAAAACCCCAGTCACAATCCACCGATCAAGGTCCAAAGCCAGTATTTGAATCTGATAAGGAAAGCGAACCCGCGTGGCGTAAGTATACTCGACTGAACAAATGACGACAACGACAAGTCATACTCTGAAGAGCCAAACGGTATCAGTCTCTGTGACACTCACGGAGACTGACCCAGCTCTCACGTATTTGACTGGTACGATCCAGTGGGGTGATGGAACCACCACTGAGATCCCGTCAACTCTCAAGTCGAATAATAGTGTGACTGGAACTTACAGCCACACTTACGTCAATAAGGGTTTCTATGTTATCAAGGTATTGGGTAGAAATTTCAAGTCACCAACCCCAACAACGGACCTGAGCGTAATTTATTTGGACGTGGGTTCAGCAGCAGTGGTGACAGTAAACCGCGGATTTTTGCGTGGTCCCATCTTACCTGACAACGCTTCTGTTGGTCGATGGATACTAAACGGCGGTTCAGACATCCAAGTCATCTCATCTGACCTACGTAATTTGTTGCTCACCCAGAAAGGTGAGCGTCTGATGAATCCTGATTTTGGTACACAGATCAGTAAATTGGTCTTTGAACCGGATACTTCTGTTCTTGAAGCCCAAGTCCAGCAAGAAGTGAATCAAGCTATTGCAAAGTTTGAACCAAGAGTCAGTGTGATATCCATAACCACTGAGAGACAGCCAAATCAACGTCAAATAAACGTTGCAATACAAGTTCAAGCTTTGAACCAGTTTCTAACGTTGGGACTTAGTTATTCATGACCAAGAAGTCTAAATCAATTACGAAGTCCAAGATAATTCGCAGGTTCATGACAGACTGCGAATTATCCTACATCGAGGCCAACAAAGTTCATGACTGTCTTGTTGGACTTGTGGAAGAAGCCGTCATAAACCTTAGCAAAGTTAATCTTGGTCATGTGGGTTCTATCACACCCAAGATAATTAAGGGCAAATCGGTGTCCATGAACTTTAAGCGTTCAAAGACAGGTGTCGAGAAAGTACAGAGATACTTTTTCTTGGATGAACGCGTTCGCTTCCATCTCAAACTCTACAAGTCCTTTGCGGACAAGGTTGAGTACAATTACAAGCCATGATCACTCCACTCATACTTCCAAAAGCTGCTGGACTTCCATATGGTAACGGTGACGTAAGACACCTTACCAACTCGGATGCAAACACAGCCACATCAATATCTTTTGCCACACGCAATCTAGCTGAACGAGACAACGTGTTGGCTGAGGTGATCAACCAACTCATCTCTGAGGTCAACAACAAGGAGCAGATCATCGATCTGCCCATTCCTCGTATCTCTTTATCAACATCACAGTCGACAGTGGTGTTGAACTACCGCATACCTTCTGGTTTTGAAGCGAGAGTTTTGAATGGCATTGTGGCTTCCACACCATCAAACACTGTTCGTGTTGAGGTCTTGTGGTCATCCACCTATGGCGCCACCACTGGAACATCCGTGGCTTCTACACTGAGTGAAGTCAGTGGCCAGACCACTTTCTATGGTGAAGGTGAATTCATTGTCAAGGTAACCAACATTGGCAGTGCAACAGCTGAAGTCTGTGCTGATGTTCAGATCACCATGAGACCAGTGGCTGTGGTTCAAGGTTCACTGCTGGTTCCCACCACCTCTACAAATGGTGGAGGCTCCTCTGGTTACTCTGGAATATCAGGAGTATCTGGCAATTCTGGATTCTCTGGCACTCGAGGTGCTTCTGGTTTCTCTGGATACAGTGGAACTAATGGTACTGGCAGCCCAGCTTACACCACAGTGACTACCAACTTCACGATGCCAGGTGAAACTAGCAGTGTGACGGTTTATGTTGGTGATAACACTTGGATGACGGTGGGTCAGATCATTTACATTGCCACAGCTGGCTATCTGCAAGTTGCATCTAAGACATCCACCAACCAAATCTCAGCCACAAATCCAGCTGGTTATGGGCAATCTGGTGGCGGTGTGATTTCCTCAGGCGTGGGTGTTTCACCTGGTGGATTGAGAGGAATCAGTGGCTACTCGGGTGGTTCATCATCTATTGCATCAACCACAGCGAATATCACCACCAGCTATTCTGGAACCACAACTTCTGTCTCAGGAAGTTACGCTGCTCTTGTCAATGGTGCTGGGTCCTATACAATTGCGGTTACCACTCTGACTCTTGGTGCTAACACATTCAGAATAATCCAGGGTCAGTTGCTGGTGATGATGAGAACAGGCAACCTTGTATTGACTCTTCCTTCACCTTTCACCACATCCAACACCTTTGTGACTGTCACGGTGGACGATGCATTTCAGACAGCTGGTCAGACCTACAAGGTGATCACGCCGGCCAGTACCATACAGATAACTCTGCCTGCTGGTTACACAGCAGATACCAGAGTGGCTATCTCATACATTGGCATCGTTGTTGCCTAATTCTTTCTGAACATGTGAATCGGGGCAATCAGGCCAATACCTCTTGAAACACTCTTTGATGAGTGTTCTGTAGGTTGAGTATCTTTGAGTCATCGTCATGTTTGAGTTCAGCATGGCGATGACTTTTTCTTTTAGTCCAGATTCGTGGAATCTGGCCCCAATTCTTTCAACCAACTCACGTCCCAGAGATCCTCTATAGATTGATGTCTCATAGGCTTGATGCTTGCAAGCCCATGTCTTAAATCTGAACAGTCTCTTGAGCTCCAGATCAGTCCAGGGATGTTCAATGGCTGACACTATCCAAGAACCAGTCTGATCTTCCAAAGTGCAGACACACTCGCCTGAGTAGCGAATTCCACCACCAATGGCTGAGTTGTCAATCTTCAGCCTAATCTTTCCCAACGTGATTTTACCTGTGGTATCATTTGAAAAGAAGGCCAGTTGTATTGATGCTGTCTGGGCGGATGGTTGGCTATAGCTGGGTGTTGTATACGTCATCACCCCTGAGATCAAATTTGAGGACCCTGCGGTGCCATCAGTATTTTTGTAATCAAACGTGGCCCCGTTAGGCAAGGGGACCGCAGCTGAAGGTGTTGTTGACGCCTTGAAACAATGAGACTGTTGTCCTAAATACTGGGCACCACCAAAATAGTAGTAAATGGCATTGA